TAAAATTCCTACCACTGGTCCTACCCGTGGGGCAGTAGTTCCTGAACTACATGACATTCTAACTCTAGGTATTCCTAAGTTAGCGGGTTTACTTCGTGATAAGTACGGGGACTCAGTAGGTAGGTTTGTAGAATCCCAAATGGAATCTCTACAACGTGCTTACAAGAGTCCCACTGACTACATCAGTAAGTTACCGGGTATGTCTAAAGAGGCTGACTCTCTGGTTACACGTCCAACTCCATCTAAAGACCTAGTAGCACAAGCTGCCATGGAAAAGAATGGTCCTGGTCTGTGGAACAACATGCAATCTGGCCTAACCTCTGCATCTGAAAAGATGAAGAGTACTATGGTTAAGAATGCAGCAGAGTGGTTTAATTGGAGTCAGAATCGTAGTAACTACGTCATTCGTGAAGCCATCTATCCTCTTGAGCGTATGTATGCTTCTATGGGTAAACACCTGGAAGATTTACACTACATCATGCATACTGAGATGTTTCAACGTCAACGGTTTACGGATGCTGAGTTAGGTGCCATGGGTCTTCATCAGAAGACTCTAGATGCTTACAAGGCTACCCGTGAGGTATTTGAAGCCTTATGGCAAGAGCAGAATAAAGCTCGTATTGCCCTGGGTAAGGGTGAACTCTCTCGGCAAGATGCCTACATGGCCTCTGTATTCCGTGGAGATTACCACATCCCTGTGTATGATAAGGGTGGGAAGCTGCGCTTCTATTTCCAGACTCAGAGTAAAAGTCAGGCCCTAAAGGCTATTGACTGGCTAAAGGCCGAGTATGCCAATCATGCTGAGATTGATGTTTCCAAGTTGAAGTATAACGAGGAGACGATCTATTTCCAGACTCAGAGTAAAAGTCAGGCCCTAAAGGCTATTGACTGGCTCAAGTCAGAGTATGCCAATCATGCTGAGATTGATGTTTCCAAGTTGAAGTATAACGAGGAGACGATGTTTAAAGCAGGGGGTAAGTTTGGGAGTATACCACGCGATGTTATGTCATCGTGGAAGGACATCATTGATGCCCTTGGTGATGACCCTGTAGCTGCGGAACTAGACACTGCTATGAAGCAGTGGATTTCTGAAAAAGGATCAGAGGCGTTCCGACAAGACCTTCATCATGTAAATCAGAAGGTCAATGTGCGTGGATTTGAAGGCGATCAGCCATGGTTGTCTTCACGTCAAAGTGCCCATAACTGGGCTAAAGCGCAGATTGACTATATGAAGCAGGCTGCGAGGTGGAGTTCTGCGCAGGAAGCAATTGCTAATGTAAAAGAGTTCTTAACGAACCCTGACATCATTGAGAATCAAAGTAACAATGTCTCTCTAACTAAAGCCTATCTGTATAACCACATGGGCCTTACACAGAATTTAGCTAGGAACATTGAGGTGGGCCTTGCTAAAACCATGGGAGTGAGTCGTAGTTCTATTAAAGCAATCTCTGAAGGACTACGTGCTGGTGTTTATCTAAAGACCCTAACTGCAAACGCAGGGTATATGATTAGCACCCCTTTCCAAGCTATCCCAGCATCTATGTCTTGGTTTGCTCGGGAAGGGCTAGAGGGGAATGCTAAGATTAATCCCCTACAGTTCACTCTAGACCTGTTACAGGCTGCTGCACCAGACTCTAAGTACTATGGTAGTGTTGGTAATAAGGCTGCGCTAAAGTGGGCTTATGACAACGGTGTTATTCAGAATGTCCTCTTTGAGGATGGTAAGTCTATTGGCTCACATCCAGTGATAGATAAGCTGTTAGGGTTCTCTGATAAAACTATTTCATTACCTGACCATTGGACTCGTCGTATGGTGTTCTTACCTTTTGCTAATGCTTTAGAGGCATCAGGTAAGTATGCTACTAAGGAAGCTGCATGGCGTAGGGCAGGGGAAATCTCTGACCAAGTGGCTGTATCTATGCGTGAGCAAGATCGCCCACTAGCTATTCAAAAGGCTGGTATGGTGGGTACGGCAATATATACTATGCATGCCCCTATCTTTAACATGTATAACAATCTAAGTGCTCAGTTACGGTATGTAGATTTATCCAAGCCTGCTAGTGTTGCCCCTGTATTAACTTACCTGGGTGGTATGATTGCAGTAGGGGGTCTACTTGCCTTACCTATGGCACAAGAGTTGCTAAAACTTTATGATTTCCTAAGAAGTCAGGCGTCTAAGTACATGCCAGAGAAGTATCCAACGTATGACCCTCGTGTAGAGCTTTTAAAGGCCCTTCCTGACGTTAATATCTTTGGTTTAACTGGTGGTGAGACTTTAGCTTATGGTGGCGCTAGCGCCGTTTTAGGCACTGACATGCGTAGCAGATTTAGTAACGAGATTGTAGATTCTGAGAAGGCTATTAGCTCAATTCTCCCTGGTGTTGGTATTTATGGTGACATGATTTCCAGTGCTGCGAAGACAGCTATTAACCCTAATTCTCAGACATTTGCACAACTTGCTAAAGATGTTGCTCCTGGTTCACTAGCTCGTGGACAGATTGAAAACACTCTACCACAATTTAAAGCACCTATTCAGGCACATGCTAACCAAGGTATCACGTCCTATCGTAATCCTAGTGATTTAGATAGTCCTGATGTCCATGTAAACCGTACTCCTGAAGAAGTACAACGTAGGTCTGTAGGTCTAACTCACATCACCGAAGCAATTCGGCGTGAGAAGGATGCTCGTAATCGTTCTGAAGACTTCATGAGGAACGAGGCTAGGAAGAAGTTAGTAGAAAACCTCTATGATGATATTGGTAATAAGCGCATTGATGGTGATGCTGCTGCCTTACGTATTAAGAAGTATGTACAGTTGGATGGTGATCCCAACCAGCTATTCACACAGCTAACTAGTAAGTTAGAGACTATGGCACTATCTCCACAAGAGAAAGCCCTAATCAAAGCTAAAACCCAATCTCAAATCATGTCTGTAGCTAGACGACAACAAATGAACGTGCAATAACAAAAAAGCCCCAAGAGCTAAAAACTCTTGGGGCTTTTTCTTTTTCAGATTGTGTAGCTTTTAACTCCCATACCACTAAACACATCCCGTTTACAAGCGACTGCTACAGCCTCTTTAGGAGTCTTTCCCATATCTAATGCAGCCAATGCATAGGGACCACCAGAGCCGATGGCAAAGGACTTGTCTTTAAGTCCCACCCAAGAGGTTAGTGAGTTACTATGCAATATCTGCTTATCAGAGGTTAACACCAAAAGTTCAATATCTTTAAGTTTAGGGGGTTTACCATCCATAGTGGAGAGCCATCCTACAACAGCTCCCCACATACTAGCATTACCACTAAATCCCATCAGGGCTTTATCACAGTTAAATAACTGTCGGCATACATCTCCATCTAACTCTAGAATCTTAGAAGAGGTTTTCATCTTCGTAGACATACCATAAGTCATCTGTAAATCACATGCCATGGCACCATGAGAAACGCTTACTGCAATAGTTGTCAACTAGACTGACACTCCCCGGTACACTCATGACGCATATAACACATCTCACACACCACAGGACCCTCCCTTACCGGAGATGTCGCAGATGTCATGCTCTTGGAAGACTGTTCCTTTGTGCTTGATGGCTTCTGAGTAAGGGATTTCTGTGATGGGTTGACCTCCTCGACTTCCATCTGGATATGCGGTGAATCCTCGAAGTCTTGGAGCATATTTAGCAAGAGTTTCCGCAAATCGCTGTACTCTATCTTCGTTGTTGTCTTTAGTTCCCCAAGGCGGTAAGTTGATGGTAGATGAGATGGACATGTCCACGTAATTTTGAATGTCTGCTTGGAATTTGATTCGTTGTTCATAATTATGACTTAGTTTGTAGGCTGTGTCAATCTTGTCAGGGTCTGTTCCAGTTTCAGCAATGAGTCGCTCTGCGGTTCCGTCAACGACATACTCGTACTTCCATTGAGTTCCGTTGGTGAGGTAACGCCTTTTGTATGCCACTGCAAATAGAGGCTCAATTCCCGTTGTAGTTGACGCAAGGATGCCAATCGTACCTGTGGGGGCAATTGCTCGGTAAGCAACCGGACGGCTAATATAAAACCTGTCACAATGCTCGTCTGCTGCTCGTTTAGACTCATCTCGATATACCTCCAACCATGTGTGTAGTTCCGGTGTTACTTCGTATTGTTGTCCACGTTGGAGAAGCCATTCGTGAATCCCCATGAGACCGAGGCCCAATCGACGATTTTTCTCTCTTACTTTATATACTTTGTCATATGGAAGGTCAGCCCGTAGCGTACCGCAGACCAGAAATTTTGAGGCGAGCCGTACAACGTCTCTAAAATCGTCAATACTATGGATGTTTCCGAGGTTGATAGAGCCGAGGTTGCATACGTCTGAGTCGTCTTCCGACGTAACTTCCGTGCAGGCATTGCGTAACGTTTCATTTTGTTTGTCTCCAAAGTTAAAACTAAACCCAGGCTCTCCCGTCATCATTGCCTGTTTAACATTCTCTAGGAAAACAGGACACTCGTCTAATTTCTTTAGAACTCCTTGTCCATACAATGCAGCATCGTCATAATTAACAGAGATGTTAGTCATGTCAAGTGGCGCGACCGCATTAAAATCTTTCGCCTTGGATTCTCGAATTTCTTGTGACCAATTTTTTGCTGTAAGGAAGAGAGGGATGTCCTCGTGTTGCCAATTGAGGCTAGCGTAGATTGCAGAGCGTCGTGATCCTCCTTGCATAACGTTCCGTCCAATTTCGTTAATAGCATACATAAGCGGTAGAGGGCCTGATGCTGTCCCGCCAGTTCGTGCCAAACTTTTTCCAGAAGGGCGGAGTCGGGAGTAATCAATTCCAATACCTCCACCTGTCATTAGACAACTCATTGCACGCCATGTTACATTGCTCCATTCTTCTCTGGTGTCTTCTTCCGCACGTAACAAATAACAGTTGTTCCAGGCTTTGTATGGCCGACCGGCGTAATAAAGGTAACGTCCTCCAGGGAGAAACCGCATTTCTTTAATGTGTTGAGCAAGTTCGTTCCTGTCATCCTGTCCCATGAGGGATTGGATGGTTCCGCCCCGTGTACCACATACATCATCGACGAGTCGATCTGCGAGGGCGTCCCAGGTGTCGTTTGGACTTTGTGCATATTTTTGAAAAAATATATTCTTTGCAAAGGTGGTTTTAAATCTTTCAACAATCATGGGCAATCCGATGACAATTTGAACACAGTAGCATGCATTTAGATGCTTCCTCAATTAAAATATTAATATTTTTATGCATATTTTCTCCAATAGAAAAACTTTTTAGTTCTGGATTAATATGATGAAAGTCATATACAACATCAGGAAATTTTTGTAAACATTTTTGACAATTATCTCCAGATAAAGAGACTAATTGACGCAGCTTATTTTTACGGTTTGCTTTTACTTTTGCATTAAGTAACTCTTTATTAACTTTACGATAAACTTTTTGATACTCTAATAACTCTTCTTTTTTATTTTGATATCTAACTTTATTAAGCTCTAGATAATATTCTCTTTTATTTAAATACGCTTGATGGCGCGCTTCTTTAGATTTGTACGCCATATTTATTCCTAAAGATGTTTTCAGCAAACTGTGTTTTAAATCTTTGTACCTGCATTGCGTTTCATTTCCTGTTCTAATACTACAGCGTGCCGATCAAGGTCACGGACAAATTCCACCAGAGAGGTGTGCATGTGGTCCACACCCCACTCTAGGTGGGAGCGGTCATAGTTACTCAACCCCTCTGTTTCAAGTAAGACCTTACGTGTCTTAGCCTCTAGATTATCATAAGAGGCTAGCAGTTCGGCCTTAACGTGCTTAATAAACTCTAGGGTGTTCGCAACCGTCTTGCTCATGATCTTTAATCTCTTCCTTAGCTTCTTTTTCCTGTTGCAGTCTGATACGGTAACGTACACTTGCTGCGTGATTACGGGAGAGGGCTGACTCATTCTCCCGTTTATTCTCAGGCTTGTGCTTCTTAGTCTTAGTCATCAGTACACTCTAGTTGATCGTAAATGTATTGGAGTTTGTCGTCAATCTTATCCAGGAAAGCATCCACCAAGTCTGTGGATGTAATTTCTAGTAGCTCCAATAGAAGCACCTCATCAATGGATCGTAGTTTTTCTAGTAATTCAAGGCGATTGGTCATACATTAGCGATTGTCACCACTACCTAGAATTAATCCCCGAAAGGATCGGGATTCAAGTTTTTCCAAGTTTGTGGTAGCCACTTCGGATAGTTTCCACCCATTGTCAACGGCAATTTGTGAGAGATACCATAGCACATCACCCAATTCTTTATGGAGTTTGGTTGCGGCCACATCTTCGGAATAGTCTCCCCGTAGGAGACGTTTAAATACGCCGGCAATTTCCCCAGCCTCTTCCAGCACACCCATGATTCGTTCTTCATTTGATGTGCCGTCAGCTCGAAACTTAAAGGCATCTTGTTGGTACTCATCAAGAGTTAGACTTGGATTCACCAGTAACCTCCACAAGTTTTTCAAGGAAATGAATTGCTTTCTTAATGTCGTTAAGGCCACCCTTGTCTTTCCATCGTGCGATGTACTTAAGGGCGGTACCTTCTAGATAACCTAGGTTCCACGCAATGACTGCATCCCATGGTTGGAAGTCACCATACTTCTTGTAATGACTCCCAGCCACTTGCTTGTCGTTAGCCCGAGGCTGTACAAACTGAGCCATATCTTTAATGTCGTGTTCGTTAATCATAGGTACTCATATTCATCTTGGATTTTTTGAATTAGCTGTGCATCCATATGGGGATATACATCAGGGACATTCAGAATCTTTACCTTGCCCATCACATCGTTCAAATCATGCTTCTTATTAGCCGATTCAAAGTTTTGAGGAGTCATAAATACAATCTCATGTGCCCAGACAATTAGATCATTGCTTAGAGGAACCAATGCGTAATCTTCCGATCCTGCGGCACGAGTGTTATACTTTTGTGCATATAGCCGAGCGGCGGTTGCACTACGGAGGATACCCGCACTACAAACAAAGACAATCTTTTTGTCTTCCCCTTGATAGGGGTTATCCCATGGGCTACTAGTAGCCATAATTTTTTCAGTTAGAGTTTTCATTGATATTTCTTTCCTAAGTATCCCAGAGATACAGGCATTAAATCAAAAGAACCATTGTTTACTTCGTGAAGCATAAGGATACCACGCCAATGCTTGTTACCTTGCGGTCCCAAATAATCTTCATCATGTTCGTAGCAACTACCAGCAATTACTGATGTGAGTCGCGTACCGTCGGCCTTGTGCCCCGTAGCGATTTGTAGTCCTTGCTGGTGACCAGATACCACAGACATGTGATGTTTATTAAGCTGCATTTGAGCAGATGTACAAGGACGCCCCATGACGCCAGTAACGAAGAAATGACAATAGGCGATGTTATCAATAACAACAGGCTCAAGATAAGGATAAACTTCCCATCCATACTGTTCGTACCTTAGGTCAGAAAGACCAATTGTTCCATCAAGTTTTGGATCATTATTTACTGCTCGTGATATCCGGTCCTCATGATTACCCATTGTGAGTACATACCTGGGTAAATATTGCTGATGCTTAGTTCGACGCATTTTGGCGTTATATTCTTGGATAGGAGCCAGCAATGCTTCCATCCCTTTATGTGCTGCCTCAATGTCAGCTTTATACCTTCGTCCTTCAAATGATTTCTTGCCCACGTCGTAGCTAGATAGACTAGGCATATCCGCAAAATCACCAATGCAAACGATGACATCGGGTTTCTTTTCAACAATGTAGTGACCAATGTTTGTGAGGAATTTAGTGTCATTCCCAGGTTTGAGTTGAACGTCAGGGATTACGAGGTGACGCATAGTTCGTATTTTTCTAAGTACGTAATTGCTTGCATAAGTCTAAATTTATCCTCTTTTGCATTTCCGATTAAAAAATTACAATGACTACATAGTAGTCCCCGTACTTGTCCTGTACTATGATTATGATCTACGTGAGTAGTTCTTCCAGGTACTAATTGATTTAAACAAATCTCGCAAAGATTTTTTTGCTCTTTAAGTGTATCAGTGTACCACTGCTCTGTTACACCATATCTTTTTAATCTTCGGCGATGTTCCGAAGCCCTTCCAATCTCTTTGGCTTTTTCAGGGTCTTTTGCCCTGCGGCGTTTTTGAGCTTCTAATTGTTTACGGTAATAGCTAGGCGGGCGGGGTCTAGTCCACCCCTCAGGGCATTTTTCTCGCTTAGGGCCGGGTTTCATTGTACTGTAAGAGGTAACTCCGCTTGAGGGTTGTTCTTCTTAGCAATGTTAATGGCACCCGCCATGCCCGCAGCAGTTAGGAAGTTAATTGCAAACTGCAACAGACTCTGTGCTTCTTCTGGTGAAATCTGGTGGGTAACGTTAACACTACCATCAGAGTTATAGATAGGAACTTCAATAATCTTCATGTGTATCTTTCTTGTTTTGATTTCTTTTTGTGACAAGGCTTACAAAGCACTTGATAATTTTCTAGGGGACAGAACATACGTTCAATGAAGGTGTTCCAGTCTACAAAGCCTTGCTTTGGATCGACGACAGGAATGATGTGATCTGCTTCAATGTCTTTATTTGTATACTCTTCTTGGCAATGAGCACAACGATAGTGCTGTGCCATTCGTCCTGACTTTACATTGATTTTCTTCTCTGTCTTAGCGTTTTCCAACGCCTCAAACTTAGGGGGCCATTTACGTGCCCCATATCGCAGAGAATTTACAATGAAACCGTGTATTCGTCCTTTAGTCCATTCCAAAATCTTTCCACCTCTCAGTTACGTCGTCGTTCATCTTACGCCAAATCCATAAACAATGAGCATTCATATCCATCTCTTCTTGACTGCTGTACATATCACGAATAGCGTAGAAGCGTTCTTCTTCTGTGGGCCACTGCTCTAGGAGTTTAATGGCCCGTACAGGGCCAGCACCACGAACACCAGGAATGTTGTCTGTACCCTTATCACCAACAATGAGTTGATAATAGAAGTTATAAAGAGCCTCCTCTTCAGACACTTCATAGGTACTCTCTGCTTTGACTAACTTACCTAGACGACTAATGGGCCAGCCATAGTGCCAGCCCGGAATCATATTAATGTCTTTGTCAATGTGAGCAATAATGCTCTCACCCGACTGGTGTTCGCATTGTCGAACACCTACCATATCATCTGCTTCACATCCTTCTGACCAATTAGCTTGCCATTCTTTTACCAAGAACTCTTTAGTCTGCTTCTCCCACTTGGGGCGGTAGCTACCACTACGGTTAGCTTTGTACTCAGGATAGATGTTATACCTAAAGTTACCTTTACCACTTAACCACAGTTCATAGCTATCTGCATTAGTAGCGTTAATAATGGATTCAATCATGTCGTTTGCACGACTAGCTGCAACCCATTCCTCACCATCTTCAGCAGAGGCAGCACATGCAAATGCTACAGTATCTGCGTCAATTAATACTTTCAGACATTACTCCTGAATCGGTTGTGTAAAAGACACGTTTAATCCCAACAGCAGACAAAAGATTCCAACAATCCACGCAAGGGCGGGCGAGGCCCACATTCCCCCCACGAGTGTACCTAGACACATAGAGATCAGCACCAACAAGGTCACCTTGCCTACCTTCTTTAAGAAGTTTAAGGACGGCAGCAGCTTCTGCGTGAAGGGTGGGTTTTCCGATAATACGCGATGAACGAAGGCTATTGATGCCTGTCGAAAGGATTCGATTACCTTTGACAATTACAGCTCCTAGCTTATGTTGAGGAAACTTACTTTGCTTTGCAAGTTTTTGGGACATACGAAAAGACATACTAATCGTAATCTCGTTCACGATGCTTTTTAACTAGGGTAATACGCATGATGCGGCCTTCGTCTGTAGGATACGACCTGGTTTTAATTGTCCATTGTCGTGTCCATGCCCAGGCATGAGCAGCATCTTGAATATTGTAATATTCCTTTTGGGAAAGAGGATTGGTTTCAACCCAATCCCCTGCCCTAGTTAGATGAAGGTCAAAGCCGTACTTATTAGTGGGGAACGTCTTGGAAATCTGAGTTGGTCGGAGCCAAGTCTTCTTTTCCGTCGTCATATACAAAGTCCACCAGTTCTTGAGCAGTTTCCAACACCTTATCTAGGTCTAGAGGGGCCTTAGCACCAGGAGATAGGAGGGCAATGGCATTGCTTAAGCTAGACTGACGAACAATGTGTAGCTGACGCATCTGACGCTCTTCACGAGTCTCGTAGTTACTACCAGTGACCTTACCACCAGTGGCTGCCGGAGCAGCAGCACTAGGGGCAGTGTCATCCGCAGCGACTACTTTAGACCACTGATCGTAACCAGCATCATTCTTGGTAATGGTTACTTCTAGTGAGGCTCCAGGAGCAAACTTCTGTACAGCCGCAAAGGACTCAGGGTTAGCAAAACTCAGTAGCTTTTGAGTACGATTAGCACCATTAACAGTGTAGGTTACTGAAGCAATTTGATACTTGTTACGACCCTTGGTGATCGTTTCGACGTTACATTCTTGAAAGATTACTCGCATTTAGTTTCCTTATGTTTATAAATATATTTAATAAAAGATTCAAACATACTAGGGTCTTCTTGATACCATTTAGCTCGGTATTCTTTTCTAAACATACAAATAGTTTAGCATAAAAGCTCCTTCATGTCAAGCTTATTAGGACCATACTGAACCTCTGAAGTAAGGGGTAGGGAAAAGGTATATCCAAAGTTTTCCTTACAAAGGCGTGGAACTTCTTCAATAGACTCTTTTAACATCTTACCAATGCTTTCTACGTTAGCTGATGGGCAATCTACTACTAAACTATCGTGAATGGTTTGAATGAATTTTGCTTCGACAGAGGACTCTCGTAACCGACGTAAAAACTCAATGCGGGCAAGCATTACTAGGTCAGCACCAAAGCCTTGCACCGGGTAGTTCTTAATTGTAGTTAACGGCCACTTCCATTCCCGTCCATTGAACTTCGCTTCAAATGAGTAGCAACGTCCAGAGGGAATTTCAATATACCCCTGCTTTTTAGCAATCTCTAATAGCTCATCGTGCCATGATTTAATCCCTGTGTATTTGTTGTAATATTCATCAATAATATTCTGCCAAAACTTCTCCGAGCCTGATACACCCATGAAGTCAGGATCATGGGCATAGGAGTAGGCAGAGCCACCATAGATTAGACGAAACTTGAAAATCTTAGCAATGAGTCGTCCAGGTTTACCTTCCCCTAGGCCAAACCGTACACGGTTGGTGTCGTGAATATCTACCTTGTCTATAATCTCCTGACTAAGGGTGGTATCACCCGACAACTCTGCTGCTACTACAACCTCTAAAGCCCCTTCACGTCGCAATTCACAAGCATGAAGGGCTCACAGTCTCCAGAGACTTTAAATACCCTCTACAGAAAAGCTCTAGTTCTTCTGGTGTAGAGTCCCACTTCATTCGATTAGCTTGGGTACTAATGACTTGGATATTTCCAGGGATATATCCTAATCCTGGAATAATTCTATCAATGGATGGCGATGTTTTAATATTCTCTCCTCGTCCAGTGAGTTTAACTCCCATGATAGGGCAGTAGTCTGGTACAACAATATCTTTAATGGTTAAATTAAACGGTACATTTTTAACTTTAGCTCTGCGACGAGCATGACTAAGTAAAAATTTAATTGTGTTTAAGGGGTCTTGTTTTCGTTTATGATACGATTTTCTTCCCCAAGCTCGTTTCTTTTCTACGTCACAATTAATCAGCATATCGTGTAACTAGCAACTCATCAACCTCCAATGGAGTGTTTTGCATGTTAGGATTACTACTACTTAAACGGCCAGTGATGGCTACATTCTGATTGTATTGTGCATGAATCATACCGTCAGTCCAATTTAGGTCTGTACGTTTCTTGTTAATGGACACAATCATTTCTGCAACTTTTCCCAACCCTGCGCGTGAGCCCAGTAGTTCCAAAAGCCTTTTCGATATCTTATCTTTGCTTTTAAGTTGAGAGAGCGTCGGGTCGTCCGTTTGATAGAACCTAGTTGTTGCTGAAGGATTTTCCCGTGTCTTTTTAAGCTCTGTGTTCGGCAGAGGCTTAAACCTCTGAGGGAACTCCACAATCTCCTCGAACCACCTGTTGCGAGTGTACTGAGTACCCTTATTCGCGCCACTCTTATAAACCGCTTCCTCAGATACTGAATACTCAAAGGTAATTACTCCACCATAGATTAGCGCAGATAGATGGTCACCGCTATCCCAATTAAACTTACCATAAGTAATGCTAGGTAGATAGCTAGAGAGTTCTTCATTAATGGTGTTAATTTGTGTGGACAGGGCTTCAAGTTTCTTGTCGGCTTTATCAGCATCCCATTTAATTCCATTCCATTCTGCCTCCATAATGGTCTTCATATCTTCCCCAAGAATGTACACAAGGGCTTTCTGTTTTTCCGTCATCACTTCTTGTTGAAGGTGATAGAGTTGCATAGTAGCTTCTACGTCATACTTGTTGTACTCTTCAAGGATGGGTACAGGAATGTCAATGGTGTCAATACCAGCATCCCAATACTCTTTAACCTTGTCGTGCTTTAGGGGTAGACCATATGATTGTAGAGCGTCGTTTAAGGAACCAAAGGCACCTCGTTGATTGTTAAGAACAAACTCTGCAAGTTGACAGTCCCAAATACGGGAGGAAGAGTTAAGCCTAACACCGAGCCTACGAAACCAGTGCAAATCAAACTTACAATTAAACCCAATAAACTCAGAACACGCCAACATGGATGCTTGAGCACTGGATCGAAAAGAAGGGTCAGAAAAATAGCTGAACTGGCAAGGAACATCAGAAAGTACAGCGTAACTAACAAGTTGATTCTCCAGGTTAAAGACATGACCCTTATTTAGGGTAGTGGTTTCAACGTCAGCGCATAACTTCATAGCTTGACAACATCAACATATCGGGCAATGGAGGGCTCAATGAGAACCTCGAACCTCCCATGACGGTAGTCTGGTAGGGAATCTTTATCACCAATTAGTTTGTTTTTACTGATATTGAAGAAGCGGGCCTTCTCCATATCGTGACTCTTACCAATACCTAGAATCCAGTCTGCTTCAGCTTGCTTAGCAGTTTTAGCATTGGCAACGTGCTCCATAGTGAGGTAACGGACATTTTCTGCTTGTCCGTCAGCTTGGCATACTCCAATGGCTGCATGAGAGCCTTTAGCGAGTTCTCTAGCCCATTGGTAAATGGCACCAAGTCTAAGGTCTTCACGGTCATTTGCAAATCCTCGAATTTTGTCGATTTGGTCATACACTACAAGGGAGGGGTTTAGCCGCCTTACGGTTTGTTCTACTTGACGGCGGTCAATGACTGCACTATCAAACAGATAGAAGTTACTACCATTCTGTGCAAAGAACTCATCACGGTATTTCTTAGGGTTAGACATTAATTTATCAGTCGTAACACCAAAGAATGCCTGATAAACTCGAAGCATTACTTTTGCGCCCTGCTCCTCATTATTGAACCAGACAACAGGGCCTGAGCCTGCTTTATGTCCGCTAGATAGCATACTAGTAATTTCGGACGCAAGGAAAGTTGTCTTTCCTGTCTCTGGACGAGCAAAGATAAATCCAAAATCACCTTGTCTAAGGCTTCCAAGCGATTTATTGAGGCAGTCGAGACGCCATCGCAACCCTTGTTCTGCATAGCTACTTTCTAGAATTTCCTCTAGGTCTTGACTAACAGCGTTAATGGGCATGTCGGAGTCTTGATGATCGTCCTCAGAGTATTCCTTTGCGTACCACTCTTGTAAGGTTGCTACATCATCAAGACCTTGTGCGACCCGGAAAGCCTTCTCAGACAGCTTTAACGCGGTTTTACGGGCTTTAATCTGCTGGACAATACCTAACCCTACGTCAGGACTAATAGGGCTGTCCTGAAGCGTTTTGAACAGTGCTCCATACACCAACTGATCCGCATCAGGATGTTGTGTGTAGAACGCAAGCTGTACATCTGCTAGGGTAAGGTCACCAGCATGCTTGTCATGCAGAGAGACTAGGGCATTGTAGAGATATGAAACTTCACGATGTGTTTCTTTCAGAGAATTAACATCAATTAAATCTTTATAAGACATGTAGCTGTCTTTAGACAGCAATACATTAATTAAAAGAAGTTCATAGTTATTAATATATATATCCTTTTATGTATTATATATATATATATAATATAGTATTATATATAAGTCTTTAGGGTATCACATTTTTAGCATCTTGTCAAGTACCTTTTGTATCGTTCAATTTCTTCTTTAGGGACACTCCCTAGTGGGGCACACTTGACAACAGTTCCGTTTGACTCATCCATGATGATCCCACCAATAGTATAACACTGTTGATGATACATGTCAACCCCCTTACGCTTTCCATACTCCAAACCACCAAACCACGCACCCACTCCAACAGCCACTACCGTGAGGACGTAGACGATTCTTGTGTAGTAGTTCATTGGTTTTCCGTCAAAGCTGCAAAGGACACAGGGAACAATGGCTCTAGGAGGGCTTTAATGCCCCCTACAAGCTCTTGAGTTTCCAATTGGGCATGGGGGTCTAGGCGGAGCTTACAAACGCGGCAAAACGCCGCTAATGAGCCCGACCAAATCCACTCAGTCATGGTATTTTGAGGCAAGATCATGCGGGCTTGTTCAGGTGCCACTCCTTCTTTAATCATTCTAAGATATTTCTTTAGTGCATAATGCGTAGCTTCTTTTACACCATCATTGACAGGATACCACGAGTCTCCTGGAATCCACCAAATTGAATCTACTACTCCACTACTCCCCTGTTTAGCATTAACAGGGCGGCCACGCCATTCTTTAGGAAACCAAAACTCCGGTTCTTCATCCACATAACGCCGCGATACTTCATTCCAAGCCAAACCCACTTGATGTTTGACCAACTGCCTAGCGACGAATATCGGTGCCTTGATACGAAACGACGCAAAGGCGTGGGCATACGGACTCCAATGATTATTCCGTGCTAAGTAATGTAAGAGTTTAACATTCTGTTCTTTTGTAAATTGTGAGGCATCTTTATGAAAAGAAACCCGCGCTGCGTTTGCTACAGAATCATCACTTCCCATATGACTGATGTACTGTACTTCCATCTCACTTACCTTCATTAATTTCTCCTAAAATAAGCAAAGCCTTTTCACGCCTGCGTTGACATAAGTGTGGAATAATACTATTAAGAACCATAGCAATCCCAGGCCGATTTTGTACCGACCAAATCCAAGTCTGCTTTCTGCTCCGTGTGTCTTTACGACCAGCCATATTAAGTCTTACTACCACTGTTCCAACGTTAAATACAGTGTGTAGTTTTCTAACCACATCTTCATCAGACATTTCACAATGAATTGCAAAACACAAAGCACCATTACTAGATCGAATGTGTCTAGAAAAACACCCCTCACCTTCTAAAATTCCTGCGGCCCAAGCAATTTCAATATCAGACATAGTACCTCCATAAAATAAAAGAAGGTACTATTATAACACATTGGCAACCCAGTGTCAAGTCTCTACAGACATGGGTACGATTTTTATAGCAATTCTCCAATTTGTTGAGTAGTAAGAAGTTTAGGATCATTATCAGTGATAATAATCTCAACAGGTTTGTTCAAAATAGTTTGTAATCTAATTGCAGTTTTCTTTACATTCCCATCTTGATCCTTATCTAACCATAGTTTAACAGGACGTGGATCATTAAGAAGGTAGTACATAACAGGATTATGTACCATGGTGCCGAATAACGGCACGGTGGTAGTTAACTGTCCGACTTTGTGGGCTGAGATGAGGTCTTCAACCAAGACAATAGCTTCTCCCTTGTCAGCCCCGACGACTTCGGCGTGTCGGTGGCAGTCTCCCCAGACGAACCATTTGGCAGTTCCCTTAGTTCGCTGTATAGGAAGTCCCCCTCCGCGTTGAAGTGGCTGATCTTGCACATCCCCTGATCCTTCAGGAGGGTGTACACAGTCTTGGATGAAACGTCCGATTGAGAAGGAGAGGGGGTGTCCAACTCTAAAGACAAGGCGATGGGAGGACGGAGAATAGCCGACACTTTCTTTCCAGTACGAGAGGGGAAGTCCGTATTGCAGGAGCCATTTCCATGCTGCTGCTGGAACTTCTCGGGTGAAGTCAAAAGGTAACAAACTTTTTGGGACATTTTCCTTTTCCTTTACTACATAATGCTTAGGGAAAGTATGATAGCCACAAGAGAAACAGTGAGAAGAGGTGTCTTCCCATACAACTAGATTGTCCCTACGGGAGTCTTTTCCTCGCTCAATGCATCTTGGACAGCCTGTGGTGTAAGTTCTTGACATTTTTTCTCAAAGATTATAACACGTTGCCGTGGGTTTTTGTGCTCTTTATGGTATGTATTGATAGCCATTGGCCCCTCATACAGAACATGCACCTTTTCTTTAAGTTTATTGATAATTGTTGATGCGGTGCTACTACCAATTACTGCAATGTAGGTGTCTTCTTCAGAGAAATTGGCAACAATATCATACCCATGGTTTTCCGGCGAGTATTTAAGGAGGCCACTAATAGAGATACTACGGAACATAAGCAATAACACTGTTAATAGTTAGCTGGCCATTCTTTGTCATGACAACGTCGGTTTGTTCTTCCCCATACCCACAAGGAGGTACATCATGTTCTCCTGAAATTACAAGGATTCCCCAACTATTAGCTATTGGGGTAGGTGAGTAGCTGGCACCACATGATCGTCCCAGCCAAGAACCATTGTAAGAGTGCTTGATAACCTCAGGATCGGTGATTCTAGAGGTGTCTTTCCACTGGGAGGGGGGAACCCCTGGTTCAATAGGGGTATTAGTAAAGCCTACAAGCATTTCTACTACTCCTTACAGAAAATAACTAGGATATTACGAGGATCAGTACCATGCCCAGGATTACGGTTAACCGCCTGTGGTGCCTCATAGATCAAACGAAGTTGTTTAGTTTTTACAAGACCATCAAATCTTTCTTTAATGTCCCCTTGGCCTGGTGAAAAAATCACCATATATGTTCCAGCAGGAATCATGGTGTTGTATCTAATTGTTGGCGGGCCATTCCAGGTTTCCCAGCGATGGTTAAACACATATGACACCCCCACAGCACGAATCATGCCCATTTTTTATCCACCACCACAGTTACCCAGCCTTCTGGTGTATTTACATGCTTAACACTATTAAGGGGAGTGTCTATCTCTTCCCCATGCTTCCCTGAGTAAACACAAATCCCCTTGGGATTTTCTAGAGTTTCCCTAGGCTTTTTTGGATTAATGTATTTAGTACCACAGCATCCACAAAAATTACTCTGACTGGGAATATTGGTTCCAGTTTGATACTTGAGAGTAGCTTTAGTCATCTTCGTCTCCAAAGTCCGTTTCATGGACACCTTCAAAATCTTCATCTGGAGCCACACTCTCAGGAGAGTGCCTCGTGTTCTTCAGAGTAGGGATATTCAAATCTTGTAGACACTTGTTACAGGTGTCAAGATAGTCACCTGTAGTCGCAGAGCGAAGGGTACTCTCGTAGTCAGAGAGGTTACGGTTACAGCAATAACAGCGAATTTTAGTACTCCTTAAATATAGGAAAGATTCAAGCTTGTATCAGAAAGCATTTCTGAACACTCTTTTACCAAGGCTTCATCTAGCCAGGGGTTGTCTTTCATTTTACTACGAAGAATCTCCATACGTTTAGAGGGCTCCGCGTTATAAATCTCCCATGTCCACTCTGTAGGAGTTTGAAAAGGAAAATCAATATGCCGAGGTATCTTTGCTTTTGTGTAAAAACACAAATTCATACTCATTTGGACTTCTCTTTAAGCAGTAGTTTACGTTGGGCTTCCATTACGTTTTTTCTGTAGCAGTCTGAACATACATAGAATTGAGCATTTCCTCCTAGAGGTCCACGACATTGGGTACAGCGAGATGGGTAACCCATTTTAAACTCCGCTTCTGGAAGGCACTGAAGAAGCACCTCCAAACACCTCATCAAAAGGATCGGGATAATAGTCTTCTGGAAAAGGTTCTTCAGGGATGTTCATGATTTGTCTCTTTCTTTTTAAAAGAGGCTTCAAACTCTGCAATTTGTTCCATAAGAGCGTCAAAATCCACTGTTTCTACTTCATCAAAGCTTACAGTAGTGTCCCACTGTGTATACTCACTGTAGCCTACTGTTTCACGCACAATATTTGTGCGGATTTTTCGTGTAATCTGTTCGCGTTTACTTTTGAGAAACGCAGCAAGTCCTTTAATCATTTATACATTCTCCTGTGCTGCTTTCCAACAAATACGAAGTCTTGCATACTCATCCTCTGTTACAGCAAACTCTGGTTTATACCAATCTTCAAACGTCAACTTTTTAGGAGCCTCAGCAAGAGGCTGCAGGCTGCCCAGGGCCTCATACCGCTTCTTACGAGCTAAATAATCTCCAAGAGTTTGGTCACCGCTGTCAGCAGTAGAATGCTTCAGATAAGGGTAGCGATCAAAAGAGTTCACAGTTTGTCCTGGTTTGTTAACATCACCAACCACCTTATGTGCAGGTTTGAATATCATTATTTCCTCCGAAGATTAAAGGAGTTAATCAGAGCATCAGTATACTTCTCAACCGTCGTGCCCATGAGACCGGGCCGACTGTTAACTTCGAGTACAAAGCAAGCGCCTCGGCGCTCGTTAAAGATGATGTCCACAGCACCGTAATCGTAGCCGACAGCAGACACAGCACGAATAGCAAGGTCCACAAGATCAGGAGGAGGGGTAATACCATCACGAGTGTATATATAGCCATTAGCAAGGTTACGCACCCTTGTGTCACGGTCTGCTTGAAATTCACGCTTTTTCTTCTTTTGTTGAATGTCAATCACTTGTCCATTAAAGACGTGTGCTCGGTACTCTGCTTTCTTGGGAATATACTCAGTGTAGAGAGGTGCTCTAGGAGCATTTTCACTGTCTCGCTCAAATTCGACAATTCCACGGCCTGAAGTCGCATTAATGAGTGTTCTGGCGAAGAGTGTTTTGCAATCAATACGGCGAGCCTCTTCGAGCGACGTTGCGAATTTAGGGCACGAAACTCCAGCGTCTGTAAATCGCTGGAATTGTTGGACCTTGTTAAGGGTTTGTTGGGTGACATTGAAGACCTTTGCACGTTGGGGACCAAAGCGTTGAACTTTTTGGCGGGCACGTTGATGATCGACCCGGAAAACCTTATCGACTACCTTCTCACGAAGGGCAGATTGAAGGGCCTTGGCAAACTTACTACCAACCGGATTAACACTGATAAAGAGGGTCATTGTGGGGTACTCACATCTTCCAAGAGAACATGATCGGTGCAGTATACCGTAGCACCCCACATCCCACCGGGCATAGACCGGAGAATGGGGGCACTAACCGTACACTTATAAAACTTACCAGCAGTGAGATCAAGAATCTCATCTTCCGTCTTATCGTACACAAGCCAATGGACAAGAGTGGAAGGAGTGTCTGCTTCTTCTTCAGGATGAACTAGGGTGCCATATATATGCCATGTAGTGCAGTACTTGTTGTGGTTGCAGGGGAGATAGTTCAGGGTTTCGATGTAGTGCTTCCCTTGAACAGCCGCATTATGAAAGAAGTCAATATGCTTGGTGGCTTGGTCACGATCTTGGAAGAGGAATTGTGGAGCTTCCTGAAGGATTGCATCGACGAAGGTGATTTTGACATCTGCGGGGCCACCATGTCGATGGGCACGTAGGTTGCTGACGTTGGCGGCGACAGGGGTGGGGCTTTGCCAACCCACCGCGTTGTTGTTGTATCGCCGATGATTACCGGGTTGAAAGTGCCCTTCCCACCATTCCGCATCTGCCGCCGTGTTGTCACTTTTGGGAAATCGGTATGCCGCGTCAAGCTTAGTATCCTCCCGACTGTAGCCTCCTTTCCCATCAAGAGTGAGGGTAACCAGGGTATGCTCAGGAAGCATCTCTGGGGCTTTCTTCAAAGGCATCTCAGCCCGTCCAAAAGCATACAACAGCATGGCGCTTTCAGAGGCAAAGGCAAATCCAGTGCCATGAAACTCAGCCAAGTACAAAGGACGTTCGTTGTTACGGATGAGGTTCAGAGTCTTCTTCTCTGCATTATACCACACAAGGGCATAAGCAGCGTTAATCTTCTGAAGAGCTTCTTCCACTGACTCATTCTCAGCAATCACATGAGCCACTGCCTCAGTATCAACTTCAGTATCCTTGTGGTGAGCATGACTACCTTTGTAGGTGCCATTCTGCACAAGAACAATCTTATCATCTACAACAAAGGGGTGGGCGTTCTTATCCACCACAGTACCCCGAGTTGCAGCACGATTATGACCGACAACAATCTTACCTGTTGAAATCATCTCCGCCTTAAAAGAACGATACTCTGGGGTGCCCAGGAAATCCAGCCCATGCAATGCATCCTTATGCATCACAAGGTTACTGTTTCCATGCACACCAAACACACCAGTGCTATC